CACCGAGAGAGTTTGTAACTGGATCACCTCAAGCAATAGCCCGAAGAAACCTGACTGAAGATACCTGCCGTAAGTGGGGATACTGGATGGGTAGTGTTAACGGACAGCCTGTACAGATAGCTAACTATAAAACAAGAGACGGTAAGACATGTGCACAGAAGCTACGGTTTGCTGACAAGTCCTTTGCTACAAGAGGAGAGTTGATTGGATTGTACGGTCAGCACCTGTGGCGAGACGGAGGTAGACGAGTAGTTGTTACTGAGGGTGAGGTGGATGCGTTGAGTGTCAGCCAAGCTTTCGATAACAAGTGGCCAGTAGTCAGTGTACCTAACGGAGCAGGAGCAGCTAAGAAGTTTGTTGCTCAAGCTATCGATTGGTTAGACAGGTACGATCAAGTCGTGTTCTGTTTTGATATGGATGATGTCGGACGAAAGGGAGCAGCAGAATGTGCAGCACTCTTAACACCTGGCAAAGCACACATCGCAGAGCTACCACTAAAGGATGCGAACGACATGCTTGTTGCTAACAGAAGTAAAGAGTTAGTACAGTGTTTGTTCGACGCTCGTGAGTACAGACCGGATGGTATCGTAAACGGTAAGGAGTTGTGGGATGTTATCTCTCATAAGGAGGAACACAAAAGCAAACCGTATCCGTTTATCGGACTGAACAGTATCACTCACGGTATGAGGCTGGGAGAACTTGTAACTGTTACAGCTGGTAGTGGTATCGGAAAGTCTTTGTTCTGTCGTGAGATAGCACACCATCTGTTAGGGTTGGGTGAGACTGTTGGTTACATAGCTCTTGAAGAATCAGTACGACGCACAGCACTTGGTATCCTTGGTATCCACATGAACAAACCACTACATCTCGATGATGATATGTTAGATGAAAAGGAACTGAGACCTGCGTTCGACAGGACAGTGGGTAACGGTAAGTTCTACACCTACGATCACTTCGGTAGTATGGAGTCTGACAATCTGTTATCTAAGATTAGGTATCTGATTAAAGGATTCGATTGTAAATGGATATTCTTGGATCACCTATCGATTGTTGTTAGTGGTATACAGGGAGACGATGAACGCAGACTGATAGATAATACAATGACCAAGCTACGATCTCTAGTTGAGGAGACAGGGTGTGGTATGGTATTGGTCAGTCATCTGAAGCGTGTGGACACAGGACATGAAGAGGGTGGGCGAGTCAGTTTGCATCACCTCCGAGGGTCCCAAGCAATCGCACAGCTATCGGACATGGTCATCGGATTGGAACGCAACCAACAAAGCGACCGACTATCCAACGAAACAAAAGTAAGAGTACTGAAGAATCGATTCAGTGGTGAGACCGGACACTGTAGTACATTGTATTACAATATAGACACTGGTAGATGCACCGAGGAAGAGAGGGCTAGTACCTTTGAAGAAACAAATAATAATGAACCATTCTAAAAACTATGAGAACACTATTCTTTGATATAGAAACTAATGCTCTTGAAGACTTCACTAATCTGACGGACTTACACACGGTACACTGCTTGTCTGTGTACGATCCAATGGTTCCTAAGATGGTGACCTTTGCAGGAGATAGTATACATCGTGGACTGACAGCACTAGCAGAAGCAGACCGTATCGTCGGACACAATGTTATTAAGTTTGATATACCTGCACTGAAGAAGCTGTACGGATTCTCCCCACCTCTTGTTAAAGTAGTTGATACCTTAGTATTATCTAGGTGTATCTTCAGTGACTTAAGGAACGAGGACTTCGGACGGAATAACTTCGATCCTAAACTTGTAGGTAGTCACTCGCTTAAAGCTTGGGGACACCGGATGGGTAAAGCTACGAAGCTGACATACGGAGAAGAGGACGGTGCTTTTGATCATTACAACGATGAGATGAAGAAGTACTGTGAGCGAGATTGTATAGTTACACAGTTGTTGTACGATTATCTACTCAGTCAAGAGCCAAGCAATCAGATGATAGCTATCGAACATTGGTTTGCATTTATCATATCTCAACAGGAGAAACACGGTTTCAGTTTTGATCTGGATAAAGCAGACAAGTTAACCGCTAAGTTAACCTCGATACGAGCAGAGCTAAAGGACGAACTTCAGCAGATGGTAGACCCAAAGGTGGAAGAGATGAAGAGTCCAGCTGGTTGGACACTGAGAATAGAGAGTGAAGATCAAGTAGAGATACTCAGTGCTGAGACTAAGGTTAAACTAAAGGAACAACTGAAAGCTAGAGGTCTGAAGCAGACACTGTTAAAGGAAGCGAAGAAGCAGGGGAACAAACAAAAGACTACACTGTTTAATCCAGGGTCTCGACAACAGATAGCAGCAGCATTAGCTGACCTTGGATACGATCTACCAAAAGAACAAGACGCTACCACACCTAAAGTAGATGAAGCAGTACTGAAGAAGATAGACCATCCGATAGCAGCTAAGTTGTTAGACTATCTCTTAGTACAGAAAAGACTTGGTCAGTTAGCAGAGGGAGAACAAGCGTGGTTAAAGCTAGCTAAGAACGGACGGATACACGGTAGTGTGAATACAAATGGAGCGGTGACCGGACGGTGTACACACAGCAATCCAAATGTAGCACAGGTTCCTGCTTGTCGTGTACCTTACGGTGAAGAGTGTCGGGATTTATTCGGTGCGGGTGTTGGTAAGAAGTTGGTGGGATGTGATGCTAGTGGTTTGGAGCTACGGATGTTAGCACATTATTTAGCATTCTACGACAGAGGAGAGTACGGGAAGATCGTAACAGAAGGAGACATACATTCATTCAATCAGAAGGCTGCGGGTTTAGAAACTAGGGACCAAGCTAAGACCTTTATCTACGCTCTATTGTATGGTGCGGGTGATGAGAAGATAGGTAGCATAGCATCATGGAATAAGAACCACCAAGTAGAACACGAAGGTAAAACATACAAACCTAACAATGTTGTTATCGGACAGCGATTGAAGCGTCAGTTCTTCAGTAGTATACCAGCACTCAAGCGTCTCCAAGATGACATCAAAAAGAAAGTTAAGAATGGAGGAGTGTTACGAGGACTAGACGGTAGGATACTACCAATCAGAAGTAGCCACGCAGCACTGAACATGTTACTTCAATCAGCCGGAGCTGTGTGTATGAAGGTAGCTTTAATACAGTTATACCATGCACTCGGTAAGAGTAAGTGGCAGCACGGTAGAGAGTACGCATTTGTTGCTAACATCCACGACGAGTTCCAAGCGGAAGTAATACCAGAACATGCAGAGGACTTCGGTAAGTTAGCAGTGAAAGCTATTCGTGTAGCTGGTAAAGAACTGAAGCTGAATGTACAGCTCGACGGTGAGTACAAAGTAGGTGACAGCTGGGCGGAGACGCACTAAGAGATGGACGAGATACAATACGACAGCTACACTACACTTGCATACCTCTATGATACACAAGACCTTACCATGCCATCATCAAAAGCACAACGCATAGGAGCAATCGCAGAGACTCGCTTCATAACAGAATGTTTAGAGCGGGACTTTGAGCCACACACACCAACAACCCCTATGCCGTGGGACTATATCGTACACTGTCCGGCAGGTGATCTAAAGGTACAAGTAAAGAGTTCAAGCTGCACGGTGGGGTCATGTTACTCTGTTAATACAGGATGTGGTAATACTACTAAAGAACATATACCTAACATTGTAGATATAGTAGCAGTATACTTGGGACCAATCAATGAGTGGTGGATGATACCGCAATCAGAACTGACATGTGTTACACTGCGGCTATATCCAGCACACACAAGCAAAAGCAAATACAAGAAATATCAAAACAATTGGAGCGTATACTATGAGTAATAGAACTAAGACTACACTACTAATCGACGCAGATGTGTTAGCATTTGAGGCAGCTGTTGTCGCGGAAGAACCTATACAATGGAAGGAAGAACTGTGGACTGTACACGCAGACATGGCATTAGCTAAGGCTCGTGTGATAAATAAGATACAGGAGTTCAGAGATAACTTAAGGTGTGAGAATGTAGTACTGTGTCTATCAGACCGTGCGAACTTCCGTCGTAAACTTAACCCTGACTACAAAGCAAACCGTGCTAAGTCTCGCTTACCCATCATCTTACGACAAGTAAAGCAGTGGATCATAGACGAGTTAGGTGGTGTGTTGTGGGCGAACCTAGAAGCGGACGATGTTATATCTATATTAGCTACAGATAAAGCGATGGATGAAGAGACGATTATCGTTAGTATAGACAAAGACTTCAAGAGTGTACCAGGTATCTTCTTTGACTATAACAAAGGAGAGTACCACCAACCATCCGTTGAAGAAGCAGATAACTTCCACTTGATACAAACACTGACCGGAGATTCAACAGATGGATTCAGTGGTGTACCAAAAGTAGGACCAGTAGCTGCTAAGAAAGCGTTGGATAAATACGGATACACTTGGGAAACAGTTGTAACATGTTACGAGAAAGCAGGGCTTACTGAACAAGATGCTTTGATGAATGCATGGATGGCACGATTATTACGAGCAGAGAATTACTGCTTTAGAACTAAAACAATAAAGAAACTATGGACACCGAAGAATTACCAAACCAAGGATATACTAGAAACTTCAGCACTGGGGCAAGGCGTGATGGGGACAATGGACGGGGACGACCCAGCCTTATTCCTCCGGTCGCCTTACGCAGTCTCGCAAAAAGATTTGAAGCTGGCGGAAAGCTTTACGGAGACGACAACTGGAAACAAGGATTCCCACTAAGTAGATTGTATGACTCGATGTTTAGACATTTGTTGGGGCTGGCTGAGGGGGACAACTCTGAAGACCATGCGGGTGCTATCTTGTGGAATGCTTCAGCTTGGATATGGACGGTGGAGCAAATCGAAAAAGGAAAGCTGCCACAAGAACTATCAGATATAAGTTATAGAGATGAGTGAAGAGATAATATTACCAGCGTTGAGTAAGTCTTTGATAGAAAAGCTTGACAAACTATTCCCAGATAAATGTCCCCTCTTGACAGACTCTGATAGAGATATATGGTATAAGGTAGGACAAAGAAGTGTAATTAATTATTTACAACAGACTTACGACGAACAGTTACAAGACAATATCATCACCAAAGATTTAGAATAGCTATGTGTTTCTCACAGCCTGACATCCCACCACCTCCTCCTCCACCAGCTCCACCACCACCGCCATTACCTACGGCAGAACGAGCTGTTACTAAGAGGGCTACTCAACCTACTAAGCGTCGTCGTGGTACACAGCAGTTAACTTCTACTCGTCGTCCTACACTTAGCATGGGTGGAGGTAACGGAGGAACCGGAGTACAGCTTTCACAATAATATAAATAGTTATGAGAAGTTTAAGTAAGAAAGTATTATTACAAGACGGTGAGAGTGGAGCTACTCTACCAGGTACTGAGTTTCAAGTGGAACGAGCGAAAGGTTGGACCTTTGTATTTACTACATCCCAAGCTGGGACTGCTAGTTTAGATGTCGAGGCTTATCTTGGAAATGCTTGGCACGTTGTACACTCACAATCATTAAGTTCAGTGGGATCAGTTATGGTACGAGATGACCACGGACACTACGAGAAGATCAGAATCAACGGATCAATTACAGGAGGCACTCACACTGTAGTAGCTAACGGAACTGTTGACTCACTATAATGTCCATTGAGTTCACATCAGGATTTGAAAAACCCAGCGGTATCATCGCATTCCCTGGTAACTTTATACGACCAGCTTTTGAGAAGCTCTACGGATTTGATGCACCACAAGAAGTACCAACCATAGACGGAGCGATCTTTACAGAAGCAAGTGAACCATTGACAACAGAACTAAACGAAATATTATTATTTGAACCCGCTTAATACTCATGGCTAATAAAAAAATTACAGAGCTTACGGAAGAAACCAGTCCAGCTGGAGCCGATTTACTCGCACTGGTAGACGATGTATCAGGTACTCCTACCACTAAGAAAGTAACCGTAACAAACTTAATGACCCTAGCTCCCGTTCAGACGGCAGACATTAGTGGGTTCGCTTCACAAACTTCTTTAAGCACTCACGAAGGATTAACTCAAGCCCACGGTATCTCATCATTCGGTGCTACTCTCGTAGATGATGCAGACGCATCCACCGCTCGTACTACACTTGGTTTAGGAACAGCAGCTACTCAGGACACAGGAACAAGTGCTAACAATGTAGTACAGTTAGACGGCACTGCCAAACTACCAGCGGTAGACGGATCACAACTTACAGGGATTGATACAGATGTAGAAGGTACTGCTGTATTATCAACCGGAGAAACCGGAGGTACTAAGTTCTTAAGAGAAGACGGAGATGGTACTTGTTCTTGGCAATTACCTACAGCAGATGTAGATGGACCGCTAACAATCGCACTTCGAGGAACAGACAATCCACACATCGGAGCGAATCCTGATCAGTCCTTTAAAGTGATGGACAATCCATCTAAGTCGGCAATGGTTGTCGCTGATGCGGATGGTAATATCACCTATCTTTTGAAAGGTGCTTCGGCTGAAGTAAAAGTTGCTAAAGCTAATGGTTCTCCTGTTCGTTTCGCACTAGCTTCTGACCTTCCCGCCTTCCTATTAGAAAATGATTCTGGAGAGCCTGACATTGAAGTAACCGATTCTGCGACAGGGGAGAAAATCTCAGTAATCAGCGGAGACTCCGACACGAAAGGACCAAACGGCTTACCAATCAGACAAGGCTACAATCTTCCCGACATCGGGGCGAACCCAACACCTCTCTTAATCTCAGGCGGTTCTATCGCTTAACCTAAAATTAATTATGTCTATACAATCAGTACAATCTAAATATCCTTCCGCAATTTGGTTTGATTCAACCTACTCAGGTACTGAGTCAGGAACAGTTGACCAACCATATAATACCATTACCGAAGCGATGACTGCCGCTGGAACTGGTGGAGTGGTTGCTATAAAAAATGGGACGCACCAAACAAACAAAATTAGTGTTAGTCAGGATAATCTTACATTTGTAGGCGAGTCTACTCAAGCAGTACTTTCAAGTAGTACAGATAGCACTATCGGTTGTAGTTTTAGTGCAGATAATTTAAACCGTTCTTTTACACTAGAAACACTCAAGGTCTACCATAATTCATCTACTAGCACCGTGGACACAAGGACTATTATTCAAGGAGGTAACACTTCTGGTAATTTTGTTAAAATATACGGGTGTATTCTAGAGATGGGACCAAATACCTACGGCTCAACTTCCTACAACAGGGGTATGTTTGGTGGGAGAAATAACGCGGTAGATTGGACAATATATGATACAAGCATTATTAGTGCTGCTGTAAATCAAGGAGGGATATTACTCGGAGGAAGTAGTTTTGAAAGACCATCAAATAGTATGGATATGCAAAGATGTACAGTATATGTGATTGGTGGGAATGTTAATGATCTTAATGCAAGCATTGCCGCTCTCGCTGGTGGTTTTACATTTAAAAATAATATCATAAATGGAAATAGCGGTAGCGAACTTTGGCCCACAGGAAAAGAACCTACTACATCAAGCAATAATTGTTATTACAATACTAGCTACAGTAGTTCTTCGACCGGATTAGGTA